GCTCGCCCTCAGAGAAGACTCTGCTAGTCGAAGCACCAAGGATCCTGGCAGGCTCGTTGCGAAGACCCTCGCGCCTATGGGAAAGAGCCCGCAGAGTCTCTGGATCCTGACCATACGGAACAAATCTCTCAGCCAATTCCCCGAGGCTCCCAGGGGCTCTCAGGCCCTCAAGCTCCCTCTGCCTCGATGTCAGTGGCACAGGAGGGGGCTGTCCGCCTCTTAGATACTCTGGGATATCACCCACAACCCCTGAGCCAATGTCAACAAGCGGCTCCGTAAAGACTGGCCTGCCGCTGGCAGCTACCCGACTGTCAGCCTCAAGGGCGGCCATGAGCTGAGCACGCTCCTCTGGGTCGGCAAGGCGTTGGGCTGGAAGGCGAGATGCGATATACCTAGCAACCTCTTCTTCTGAGGCAGCTGCAGCAAGGGCCGCTCGCCTGTCCACCTCAGACTCGGGAAGCGGGCTAAGGCGCTTGCCGTAACCCTCGCCAGCCTCCTGTGAATAAACCCGCTCTACAGGATCCGGAGGAAGAGCGTCAGGATGACCGGCTGGCAATGCCTGTCGCCTCTCCTTATCCATCAAGGCAGCTACGGCATCGTCCAGGCTTGCGGTTCTGGCCTTAACAGACAGCAGCCCCCTCCAAGGTTCAGACCTAGACCTATCGACCTCTTCCTGACTGATCCCAGTCACATCAAGATCCTCTACGATCCCCCTCCTCGCCTCACGCTCCGCTGCCTCACGCGCAGCCCGCTCCTCTGCATCGGCCTCCGGGGACCAGCTCGACCCCCTCCTACTTGCGTGGGGCACCACTCTTCCCTGCTGAAGGGCCTGAGCCGCCTGCCAGATAGCATCCTCACCCGAAGCGACTGCGCCAGGGGAGTACGGAGGCGTTCCCATAGGAACAACAGGCTGACCACGGGACACCTGACCACCACCACCCCGTCCTCGACCCTGGCCTCTTCCACCACCCTGGACACCCTGTCCTTGAGCAGCGATGGCCGCATCCAGGGCATCCATCTCTTCTCCGGTGACGAAGGCACCAGCGGCCCTGGCAGCATCAAGGTCATGGGCCTCTTGCGCTCGACGCCCAACCCCCTCCTTGAGCCGGATGATTCGCTCTCTTGCGAAGGAGTCTTCAGCATCCTTAACGCCACGAAGAAGTCCTTCGAAGAACTTCTCACCAACAGCGCTCTGGAGTGCGGGAGCGTAGTACCCAGCTGGAGTAAGGATAGGCATTGCTTACTTCCTCAGTATGCGAAGGGGCTGTCTTCTTCGGTTTGATCCGTTGCGTATGGACTTCTCAGGGCAACCTCGTTCGACCCCTTCGGAGAATACTGAAGCCCAACAGTCCCAGGCGTAGACCCCTGGAGTGCTGTGTAGAAGTCAGGAGCCCGCGCAGCGCTTCCGGCAAGCTTTCCTGCCATCATCTGCCCCCATTCTTGCTCCTTTGCCGCCCCGGCAGCACCGCCGGCCTGAAGGCCCAGGCCAACACCGGTAACGATTCCTCCGACTCCAGCAGCAATCGGATTTCCACTGGCAAGAAGCTGGCCTCCGGTCACAGTGTGACCCCCACCAACGGCATCCCCCATAATCGTTGACCACCTCTGCCCCCGAGCGGCTGCTCCAGCCTGGGCTGCGCCAGCAAGTTGGTTCTGCCTATAGAAGCGACTGGGGGACTCAAACTGTCTTGCGAGGTTCGACAGCGCTTGCGACATGCCTCGACTGGCGGCAAGACCCTGAGGCCGACCAATGGTCCGCTGTTGCCTAGCCGCAACACCAGTGTCAGCAAGGCCAAGCTGGTCGGCACGCTGTCGGCTTGCGGTTCCAGCAAGTCTCGCTGCGCGCCCGTATCCTCTTCGCATGGAAGACTCAAGGTTCGCGATTCTCTGCTGCTCTTCAGGGGCTCCGAAGAACTCGTAGACATCTGCAGCAGTGAAGTTGACCAGACCCATGTCTGCCTGGGTCATGAGGTGATCGAAGAGATCCTGCTTGCTGCTGATCTTCGTCCTTCTTGTCAGCTCTTCTGCGGGAGCGCCAGCCCTGATCGCATAGACATCCTCACCAGCAAGGCCAGACTCGTACCTGGGCCTGTCTGGGTTCGTATATGTGATGTAGCCCTGGTCAAGAGCCCTTTGCCATTCGTCTGTAGCCGAACTCATTAGCCCATCCCCTGCTGGTTAGCGGTGCGAGACGCCGGAATCGAGATTGCCTTAAAAATCTCTTCCCAGATTGAGTCTGCGTTCGGGTTTCTCTTCTTGATCCCAGTCTCTGCCTTTGCGAGCCCAGAACCAACGCCAGCAACCAAACCCCTTCCCATGGCCCTTGCTGCGTCCTGTCGGAGCTTCTGGACGGACATGGCTGTTGCCATCTTCCCAAGCTCGTACCTGCGACGAGCCTCCTCCTGAGCCAGTCCAGCAAGTGCCCTGGAGGACACTGCGCCAGAGATATATCCAGCCGGGATATCCCTGTGCGCGGCCATGCTCTGGCCGAGGGCCCTGCCGTACGTGTAGGGCTCTCCAACGCTCTTGACCTGGGCGTCCGTGAGGGCTCTGGCGTATGGCCCCCTCATCACGTCAGTCTTGTAGAGCGACTGAGCCTCATACGGTGCGACGAACGGCTCGAACTCACCGATGTCTGAATAAACTCGTGTTGCCATGTCAGCTCCTACCTGTAGGTGGCGACGATAGTTGTACCGCCACCAGATCCCTTGAAGTGGGTGAAGGTGTTGTCCGATGCGGGCGTACCATTCATGTCCATCGTAAGTTCGAGCTTCAGGTGTACCGTATGGAAGCCCTTTGTGGCAGCTGAAGTTCCAGCGACAACCATGTGATTAATGGTAGGCGTCTTGCCTCTGTGCTTGTCATCGTCAAGCGTGAAGTCAGAGAAGGCAACAGCAGCTACAGACCCGTCGATGACAAGGCTCGCCTTAATCGTGAAGTCCACGTACGTCGCGTTGTTTGGACCAGCGAACGCATGCAGCGCCTTAGCCTTCTGCAGATTCACATAAGACATGAAACTTACAGACTGAGCATTCTCCCGTAGGTAGTAGTTCAGACCACTGGAGGCCACGTCATAGGTGTTCGACCACTCGTTGTAGGCAATCGTGCTTGCGCCGCCCTTCTCGATAACGATGAAGCACTCGCTGCCACCAAGATCACCACTCTTCCAAACCTCTGTCAGAGAAGACTTGTGGAACGAGTGATAGGACAGTGACTTTCTGTCGTTGTTTACGTTTCTGCCATCAACGTACTGATAGTCACCGATGGTTGCGTTCGAGACGCTCTTCAGCTTGTCGAAGTTTTCCTCGACAACGGTCGCGCTGAAGTCATCCGACCCAGTGATGCTTACTGGAAGGAACTCTGCCATCAGCTTCTCACTCCGATGACGTTGAGCTGTGCGCTGCTGGCTCCGGTGTCGGTGATCGAGTAGTTCGTGTTTGCCGCAACAACCTTGAACTCAATCTGGTGACCAGAGGCTGTTGCCTGGAACATGTATGAGAGTGACACCTGAAACTTCGCGTTGGTGCCTCCTCCTGCAACTCTTCTTGTCTGGTCGAGGAACACGCTGTGCTTCTTCACGGTATCCACATAGATCCCAAGCTCAAGCTCCGGGCTAGTGGTCAGGTGGGTTATCTGAACAAACGCAGTTGCGATAACGAGCACAGCCTGCCCAGGCTCAACGCTTGTCTTTGTCGGAGCAGAGGCTGGGCAAATCAGCGTCGTGCCCGCAGCGTTGATTGTGAAGCTGCTTCTCAGGTGCTGAGTTACCTGCTTCCAGTCCCCCCTGTCTCCTGATGCATGCCTTCCGAAGATCGCACCATCCTCAACGTTGTCCGTTGTAATCGTTGAGAGATTGCTCTTGATGGAGTCAAAGTTTGACTTGACCTCGGAAGCAAGGGTGGATGCTCCTGGCTCGATCTTGAACTGATAGCTCACCGCACCCACCCAACTGCAGCGATGTTTCCGCCACTGATGCTGGCTGGGACAGAGCTACCGAACTGCCTTAGTCCCACCTGAATGGTCCACGTCCCAGCCTCAAGGAGCTTGGACGTAGACACGAAGTACGGCGTCTTGATCGTAGAGGCAGCCATGTAGGCAGAGACAGACGTGTAGGGGATCATGAGCTGCCCGTTCAGAAAGAACGCGACATCTGCCCTGAGGATCGGAACAGGAGAGGCAGCCATCTGAACCGTTCCACTTGAGTAGAACGTGTACCAAGACGTTGTCGTAGACGTGAAAGACACGCTCTGGCTACTGAGAGTCCAGGCGACTTCCTTGGTTGTCGCTGGGTTTACCCCGTCAACGTAGAGAAGGTTCCCGCTTGCGTCGTGAGTCCTTGTGCATGCCAGCTTGGGAGAATCTGCTGGCGAGTACGCAGTGTCGAAGTTGATCCCGTTTGTGCCGTACGCAGAGCTTGCGAAGTTGTTCTGGTCGAGGTTGTTAACGGTCTCGTCAGCTCGGTAGAACTCTCGCATGACGCCATCAGCGTCTGCGACAAGACCTGGGACCAGTGTTTCCTTCCTTACGTAGTGCATTACTTGCTCTTAGTAATTTCAGACTCAAGCGAAAGAACAGCACGAAGCAGCGCAGCAGGCTCGTCAAGACTAGCAAGCTTGGGCCTGCCCACCCTTGAAAGAGCGCGGTTAGTCGCTGCGAGCAGGTCCCTCCCGATGAGAACCTGTGAGATCCCAAGGTCTAGATCGCGGATTGCAATCTGAAGCCTCTCAAAGAGTCTAGGCATCTGTTCCCTCTCCCCTCACTCCATGCTCATCAAGGTGAAGCAAGAAGCCAACAATTCTCCACGGCTGGTTGGACGAGGAGGTCTCAAACCTGAACTTGATGGACTTCGCAGTCAGCGGGGAGCCTGAGGGGTACGAGTCGGGTGCAGTGATGTTGATCTTCTTGCAACGAACCCTTTGCTCATCCCAAGTCTTTGGATCCAGTGTGGAGTTCCACTTTCTGGCAGTTCCGTCAGAGAGTGCCTCGTCCCAGATGAGTGCGTCTGGGTCTGCAAGGTTGAACGTCGTAGAGCCGATGCTGTCCCTGTTCCAGTCAGTGGCCCATGAGACGTTCATGCTGATGTCTCCTGTTTGAACATAGAAAACATCAAGCCTGTAGTAGGTCTTGTCTGTCTGCGGGTTCTTCCCGAAGAGCCACCGAGTGTCGAAGCTTCCAGCAAGGGAGCCACTCATCGGAAGGCTATCCTGTGCCTCCCACATGCCAATGTCGTACCTGTACGTAGGCCTGGGGTGGGTCGCCTCCTCGTACCTGAATGCAACGAGGGTCTCCCCCTTGTAGGAGAGGGCGTCGTAGACGCTCATGCGGATCTTAGAAACCGCTCCGGTGTCCGCGTGGATGACCCAGATTTCGTTATTGAAGTCACCCGGGCCAGAGTTAACTGCGAACAGAATCCTTCTGTTGATCGGGTCTGCCCATCCAACAATGTTCTTGATGAAGGACTCGGGGAGTTCCTTAACCCTTGTCGCGATCTCCTTGGAGATGGGCTTGAGCTTGCTGCCATCAAAGACGAAGACCCCTGCCTCAGAGAAGAAGAAGATCCTGTCCTCAAACCCGACCACCGCCTTGTCAGAAACAGCACCGATGTACTGACTGATCGGGGTCATGATCGGCTCGCCCTCCTTGCTGTTTGTAAGGAGGTGAGTGCTTCTTGAGGTGAAGATCAGACCGTAGTCACCGGCAACGCCAAACCCGGTGATGTAGTCAGAACCATCAACACCGCTGATGACGATGTAGTTGTTTGCGCTTACAGCCTCTTTCCCACCCGCAGCTGCAGAGTAGTAGAGGATGCTGGGGGTCTCCGGGTTCCCACCGTAGTAGGTCCGACCCCGGTACTCAAAGGCCCACTTCGCAAGGGGAGGAGCAAAGTTTGTGCCGTCAGCAGGAAGCTCGTCTGTGAGCGTTTCTCCGGGCTCAACGAAGTCCCAGTAGGTGTCGGCACTGGTCCCGGAGAGAAAAGCGTTCCTGAAGTACGTCAGGTTGTCTCCAGAGCGCCACAGGAACCTGCCGGTGATGTCGTCTGAAGGCGGCTCCTGCGAGAGGCCGCCAACCAGAACCATGTACCTCTTGTTCGCTATAGTGCTCCCATCACTGACCATGTTCGACGGAAGACTTGGCTCAGACTCCTGGCCGTACTCGTTTACATACGTGAGCTTGTACCAAAACTTCTTGTCTACAGCCCCTGACTTCTTGATGGACTGCCCAGACCAGAACCCGTCCGCTGATGCGAGGGGGATGTCTCCGTCCCCGGGATTCGTCTCTGCGATAACGGGGGCGGATGGGACAGAGTTGATGCCAAGCGGCGTCACCTTAACCCCATCCCACTTGATGTTCGGGTCACGCCCGTTGAGGATCATGACCACATTTCCGACCTGAAGGAACCGACTCGATTCCGAAGGGGATGTGGCTACCCACCGGTTCTCGGCAATAATCTCAAGCTCATCCCCCCTGAGCACAGCGATCTTCCCCCCGTACTCAAGGAGAATTTCAGTTGTCCCGTGGTGATGGAACGCACCAAGGGAAACGACCGGGTAGGAGTCACCAACGAGGGGGTTAAACGGAGTGTTCGTGGAGCTAAGCTCTGACCGACTACGCCACGCAGGGACAAGCGGCTGAATGCCCCTCGCCTTGACGACCTCTCCCTCAAGGGAGAAGACAACTCCAAGGTTGTCTGTAGACGTTCCTGTCTTCTGCCAGACCTGACCATCTAGCCCGGCTATCTGAAGGATGTCGAGAACCTGAGTTCTGCCCTTGGCTCCCGACATGCTTACGCCTTGAAGTCGGCTTCACTCGTGCCGCTGCTGTACAGCCACGAGGTCTTGCCATGAACAGTCCTTCTGCCACCCATCACGACACGGTACTGCTGGTTTAGCCTGTCCTGCTGGACCATGCGGGCGATGCCCATCTCGAAGCGCTGGCGAGCCTGATTCGCACGACCCTGCTCGTCTGACGACTCAAGCATGAGGGCCTCAGCGCCATCCAGAATCAGATGGTGGAACTCTGCGTCGAAGAGTGGTCGGTCGTTGTCGTCACCAAGCTTGACCCCCTCCATCTGCACGAGAGCCCTGACCTCGTACTCAGCGTCTGGACATGGGTAGAGCTGTAGAAACATTGAGGCAGCGCTCTGCGGCCCCCTTGGACCAAGGTACTCATCAGACATCGAGTCCGTGAAGTTTGCCGTAGCCCCCTGATCATCTCTGATCAAGTAGGCAGTAGATCCATTCGCAGAGCTTCTGTAAGTGCGAACGTAGAAGTCGTTCCGCGCCGTGTCCGACCCAACGGCAACCCTGGATGTCCCAGAAACCGTGGTCACGGAAGAGGAAGGACCGAGAGCAGACTCCGCACCGGTCTGCTTGTCCACATGCGTGTACCAATACTTGTATGCAGCGCCAGCGGTAAGCCCAGCCCCAGCAGCGAGCGCAACTGTCGGAGCAACTCTAGGTGCTGGGATCGGCTCCTTGCGGACGACTGCGAAGCGGGTCGGCTGACCGTTAACATCCTTGCCCATGTACAGCATGGTTGCTGGAGCAACCGCCGTAAGACTGTTCGGGTATGCGTAGGCACCAGCCGCACTCGCACCAGCAAACAGGACACACTCAACAACAGACTTCGAGCCCACAGGAAGGGCGACCTCGTCGTAGAGCACCGTGATGGCGATGCTGGCTGCTGAGCTACACCGAAGAGGCCTATCGAGAGTCCACTCCGTTGCCACAGAGCCCACGTTCTCGATGCGATAGATGTCGTTCTCGATCAGGATTCTCTTGCCAAACACGGTGTGCGTAGTCGCACCAGACACCGTGATGACACGCTTGTTGACCTCTGTGGACCCGTTAACGGTGAACGTGCCCGTGTTCCTGTTGTGGGTAGCGAACGAGACAGTCCGCCGAAGCCAGCCCCACTTCCTCCTTGAACAGATGTCGAGGTAGGACTGGTTGATCTTCCTGTCCAGCTTTGCGCTGGACTGGGAGTAGTCCTCACGCCGCTCCTGAAGAGCCGTTCTGAGTTCCGCGAGGTTCACGAACGACCTCCAGGGAGCGGGTGAGTTTTAGGACTAGGCCTTAATCCGAACGCGGACATGCCCTGCCACGGTGGCGGCAGGAGAGCTTGCGTGGTTCGGGTTGCACTTCAGCCAGATAGCCTGTCCCTTGGGGATAACAGCTCGGGCTGCAGTGATCGTAAAGCCGTGCTCAGTAAGCTCTGCAAGCGGAGTGCTAGCACCACCAACACTTGAGCTTAGGGAGGTCTCGCTAGCCAGCCCATTGGGACCGGTAACGAGGTCGAATGTCCAGTAGTGCGATGCGTGGCTTGCAATCGCGTCTACTGTCGTAATCGAGCCCGCCTCAAGGTAGATGTCCGACTGATCTGCAAACGCCAGAGGCACGTACTGATCGTCGGTTGCCCCAGCAACAAGCTCATAAAGGACCGTAGACGTATCCATGACAGAGTAGCCATGGGGAGCGTAGTCGCCCGAAACCCGACTAACGTGTGGTGCCAGCGGAGTTGCCATTTCTTATTCTCCTAGTTGCGACGACGAGGGGGCAGAGCCCCCCCGTCAGCACACGTTGTTAGACCGGGAGGCCCTTGAGCCAAGCCTCGATAAGGACGTTGTCAGCGGTTGCCGCCCCACGAGCGATTGCCTTCGTCTTCAGAATCTCCTGAACGTCGGCAAGCGCGCCACCAACCAAGTCGGGCTGAGCCGCAATGGTCACCAAGTCGGTAGAACCGTTGACAATCATCAGACAGTCACCGACAGCAATGTTCTGGGAATTGCCATCGACCCGAACCTTGCAAGGACCAACAACACGGAGGGTCAGGTTCTCGCCGTCAGGAATGCTCTGTCCGGTGGGGACAAGAGCAGCTCCGTGGACGGTCACAATCATCTCCGGGTTGCCTGCTGCGAGCACAGGGATCTGAGCGCGGAAGCCATCGACATTGGCGGCGGAAGCGTCGTCCATCTCGATGGCAAGAACCATTCCTTCAGTAACGGCAGCGCCGGTCGCATTAACGACACCGACATCCAGCGTAAGAGCCGAACCGCCAAACATGAATCCAGACATTTCAATATCTCCTTAGAACTGGATGGTGCCAGAGAAGTTGTTGACACCCTGTCGGGCGAGGCTCGAAGAGGTCAGCATGCACGTAAGGTAGTTGTGCGCGATGATCACATCAGAGTTCGGAGGAGTCATGAATTCCGTCATTCGGAAGTCATCGCTCTTAAGAATCGCAAGCTGAAGGCCAATGCCAGTTGCCTTGCCCTGAACCAGCGGGTTCTTGCCCGGGGTCGTGAAGTATTCCGGCTTCAGGTTGAAGTCGTTCACAGAGCGCTTTCCGGTCGTCGTCAGGAAGTAGGTCAGGCCAGTTCCATCAAGCTCATCGTCGGGCACGACAGGCGTTCCCTCGAAGAGAAGGTTCTGGAAGCCCTGGTCCCACAGAGCCTTGTCTCGCTCCTCCTGATTCGGAGCCACAAGCCGCTTGAAGAAGCGGTAGACAACCGGGGAGGTAACGATGATGTCAGGGTGCGTACCCTTCTTGGAGCAGTTCATGTAGGTCTGCTCCCAGACATCGAGGCCGTCAGTGCCGAAGGCGGTGATGCTGCCAAACTGGTTCTGCCAGTTCGAGTAGCTCGCCTGCGCGATGCCACCAACCGTCAGTCCACTGCCCGTCGTGGAGATGAAGTTGGGAAGACCAGCAATCTCCTTAGGCGCAGCTGCGTTACTCGTGTAGAGCTGACGGTTCAGCTCGTTGATCATGCTGATCTTCGAGATGGCGAGCTTGGCGTTCAGCAGGTTGACAATCTGGTAGGCCCCACGGTTCTGGGCAAGCTCCGTGTTGTCCACAACGATGGACGCACGGTTCTTGTACCAAGTCGGGTAACGAGCCGTGTCAGGACCATCCTCAGGGGTGGTCGAGAAGGTCTCGTAGGTGCTGATTGCAGAGACGTTCTGCGACTCAGTCAGGACGACCGGCAGGCGACACTCGGTGCCACCTTCGTACATCACTGCGCCCTGGCGATAGAAGTGCCAGAGGAGAGGGTTGGACTGGACAATCTCCATCGCAACGGTGTCTCGCTGCGCCTGGAGGGTGGTCGAGTAAACGCGGTCAAGCGCAAGACTCGTAATAGTATTTGCAGGCATGGATACCTCTAGATGTTAACGCCCTGCTCTCGCAGCGCACGGGTAGCGGCCTCAAGAGGAGTCTCTCGCTTCTTCTTGGTGACTGCAGATCCGTTGCGTGTAGATACAGGTGCGGCTGCTCTTCGCTTCTTTGACTTTGCGGTGGTCTTCGCTGCGCTCGCTGTCGTCTGTGCAATCTTCGCCGCAAGGCGGACTGCACGGTCAGGATCAACGGACGCAAGTTCAACCAAATCTGGGTCAGAGTCGAGGACCCTTCCCACCTCGCCAGCAAGATCGCCATGGTTGAGTCCAGGGTTCTCCTTGGCCCAGTTGCGGTACGCACTAACGACGCGCTGCTGAGCTGCAAGGGGCTGGATCTCGTTCACGGTTTCACTAACACCAAGCGCCTCAAGCTTCGCCTTAACCGCCCGATCAACGTAGTAGTTGATGACATCTTCTGGGCTTGCGCCCTTCTTCATGTCCGGCGGCGGTGCCTCCTTCTTCTCAGCAGGAGCCTCTGCGGCACCCTTCTGAGCAAGAAGAATCTGATCAACAACGGATCGCCTGTCATCAAGACGTGCGCGATCTGCAGCTAGGCTCTGTGTCTTCTTGGTGTAATCCGATTGCCTAAGGAATCCGCCCTTGATTGCTTCCCTGACCTCGTCGGGGAAATCTTCGAGCTTCTCAATATAGGCTAGCGGGTCGGCTGAGTAGTCGGGCTCTTCTTCAACAACCTCGTCTGCCGAAGCGCCGATCCCGTCATCAGGGTTGTCCTCATCCGGGATCCCCATTTCCGGGTTGTCGGTGGCATCCACTGTCATTTGACCTCTCCGTGAGCCGACTGAATGCCGGCTCTTTTCAACTATTCAGTGTGTAACCAGCCAATATGTCAAGTAGCATCGCCACCATGCCTGTAAAAAAGATTCAGCTCACTCTCGATGAAATCCAGACGTGGCACAGCCGCATCTCCTCGGCAGAGGAGTGGCTAGAAGAGAACGTCCTTCCAGCATGGAAAAAGACGCTGGAGGACTACACCAGCGAGAGAGAACATGAAGGCCTTGTTTATGGAGGCGACGATGTTCCTGAGTTTAACTTTCTTCTCGCAACTGCAAATGTGATTGTTCCATCAATCGTGTCTGCAGATCCGTATGTCAGGTTCCACCCGCGACGACCCGGCGATGAAGAGGGTGCGCGCATGGGTGAGGCCGCCGTGAACTACGTGTTCCGAGAAATCGGAATCAAGGACAAGGTTCAGGACATCGTCCTCGACGCGTTGCTCTACAACCTCGGCTTCTCAAAGGTTGGATACGACCCGTCAGGGGCGTTCCTTCTTGAGGAGGATTACGACACAGGCCCTGAGCAGTTCGAGGAGGAAGAGGGTCAGATGACCCCAGACGCGCGCAGGGCACTGATGAAGGCTATGGCTGCCGAAGATGTCCCGTTCGAGGAGGGTCCTAGCGACAACCCCACGGTAGAGCGCGTTGCTCCCTGGAACATGCTCCTCCCGTCTGGGTATGACGACATCCAGAAGTGTCCATGGATCGCAGAGCGCATGACCGTGCGCCTTGATGACCTTCGGATGGATGAGAGGTTCAAGCTGCCCAAGAACCTTGATGCTGACTCTTGGATGTCCACAGGCGTTCCAGAGAACTATGCGTACAAGGAAGATCAGATCTTTGGCCTCAACGACGGGGACGCCGAGTACATCACCGTCTATGAGATCAGGTACTGGGCGCGAACCAAGGCGGGCCTTCGCCGTCGCGTCATGTGGATGGTCAGGGAGCAGGAGGGAGTCGATACCGGCGAGACAGTGATTCGCCACATCAACGACCCACTGTCCGTCCGTGGCTACCCCTACCAGATGCTCCGGTTCAACCGCGTGCCAGGGCTGCTCTACGCAACCAAGGTTGCTGAGATTGCCTCGGTAAGGGAGATCGCAGAGCGGCTGAACGAGGAGTGGGGAATCCTCCTGAGGCACCACAGGATCTCCTCCCGGAGAAAGTGGGTCGGACTGCCCGGAATCCTTGAGGATGGGCAGCTGGCTGGACTGCTTGAGTCCGATCAGGACATGGAGGTCGCTGAGCTTCCTGCCAACGTGGGAGATATCCGCAACGCGCTGATGCTGCTCCCAGAGGCCGCACCACCCAGCACTACACCGATGGTGCTCCAGGGGCTGCAGAGGCTCATGTACGAAATCAGTGGCGTAGACGTTTATCAGCGCGGTGGGGTCGGAAGGAAGGGCACCACAGCCACTGAGGTAGCTGTCGCAGCACAGGGGTCGTCCAACCGGGCCACCACGCGACTCGGGGTCGTGGAGCGGTTCACAGAGGCCATCGCAAGGCAGGTTCTCTCCATCATCCGACAGTATTGGGATGAGCCCAGGTACATGCGCGTCACGGGCGCTACCGGAGAGAACGAGTTCGTCTCCTTCTCGTCCTCAGATATCTCTGGGATGTACGACGTTCTCGTGGAGGCAGGGTCCACCATCGGCAAGGATCCTGGAACCGAGCAGCAGGCGTTTATGGGATTGCTGCAGACGATCCAGGCAACCGTAGGCTCACTCGTCCCGCTTGTTCAGTCGGGAATGGCAAGTCCAGATACCATCAAGAACTTTGTCGATAAGGCGTTTTCGATCTGGCAAGCTGACAAGCGTATGCTCATGCAGCCCCTGGCTGCGCTGCAAGCAGCAGCAAGTCCAGCAGCCCCATCCCCAGCCGGTGGACCGTCGCTTGAGTCGGTCGAAGCAGGAAGAGGTATGGGTGGGCAAGGAGAGTCCCTGGCAGGGCCGCGAACTGAAGCTTCCCCAGGTGGGCAGACCAGCGGAACTGGCGGAACAGCAGATCTAGCAACACTGATGTCACGAGTAAGAGGAACCTGATGCCCTACTACCCCATGCGATGTTCGTTCTCTGGATGCGGGATGGAGTTTGACTACTTCACCAAGCCCGACCTTTACATGGTCAGCAAGCGATCTGGGTTCAGAGACATTCGGTGCGTCTACTGCGGAAGCTTCGGATCGGCGGATCGCGCCTACCCAAGCGACTCCGCACCAGCGAACACAACCGTCAAGGGAACATGGGGAAGACACGCCAGCCCAGGACTCAAGGGCAAGGACTTCTACACGAAGCAGGAAAGAGACCGTCAGCTCGCATCCGTTGGGCGTATCTCTGAGCCCATCGATGAAGGAGCAGCTCCGAACAGGCCAAGGAGCGCAAAGGTCTATAAGAGAAACGAAGAAGGAAAGATCGCTGAGGTCGTCAGGGCTAAGCCAGAGCCAAAGGCCATCGTCTACGATGAGAAGGCCATCAGCGCGAAGCCAGCCGACATCATCCGAAAGTTCGGAGAGCAGAACGGTGGGCTGGTCGTTTTCAGCGACATTGTGAACAGCGGCAAGATTGAGAGCCGCAAGCTCCAGGGCGGCATCATGGGAGCCATCAGGCAGGGGTGGCTAGAGAAGACCGAGCAGAAGAAGATCTACCGCCTCGTCTGAAAGATCTTGCTCTTCACTCGCTTGATCCACTTCTCGTACTTGTCCCACTCATCCCCAGACCACCTGTTGTGATCTCCAGATGAGGCAGGGGTTGTGTCACCGCTGACATCTGCACCAGACCCTGGGCAGTAGTGAGCCACTGCGCTCGCAATCATCATCGAGACACAGGCGTCGTCATTCTTTCCGGGAGGGGCACCCATCCTTGCCTCAGACTCTGTCCCGTTCGGCTTGAAGTCGATCGTCCTTCGATAGGCAACCATCTCAGCGAGTACCTGCTGGGATCTGATCTTGATATAGCCGTCTTTGAGAGCCTTTTGCATTAGCCCAACCATCGCAGGCTTAGTTTTTCTGTTAGTGTCCCAGCCTAGCATTTGGGTCATGCCTACCAGAGAGTCAACGCTCTTCCTCCGGTAGATGTTCCAATACTTGGTCTGCCCGAGCATGGCAACCAGACCAGCCCCAAGGCCAGACACCTCTGGTGCCAGGGTGGCGTTGTTGTAGTGCATGGCGATCATCAGTGACTGCTCAGCGAGTACGTCGAGATCGACCTTGCCCCTCCACTCAGCGACCTGACTCATGCTCGCGATGTCGATGACGACGATGTGGTCCCAGTCCCTGGACGACATGCCCTTGCTGACATCAACAGAAACAACGTAACGCCTGTTCCTTCTCGGACCCTCCCAGACAGACAGCCTCCCGTTTCCATCCATGCACTCCTGAAGCTCAGGCTCGTAGCTAGAGAAGAAGCGAACCCTTCCGGGCTCGTTACCGGAACCGTCTACGATCTCGTACCACTTGTGCTCAGGACAGTCGTTGTCCTCATGGAGTCTCAGCCTCTTCGAGCACAAGTCGCATGAGCACCCATGCTTCCGCACCTGCTCCCAGACAAGATCTTGATCAAAGACAGGGCTTCCTGTCGTTGAGAAGGCCTCTTCGTCTGTACTCGGATACTCCTGCCTGAACCTGTCGAGACTTCCTCCACACTTGCTGACAAGGGTCTCCCTGCGCCACTGGAGGTTCTCAAGACTGATCCAGTCACCAAACTTCTCAAGCAGCTCTCTCTCGTACCCATCAAGCGTCTTGCGGTACTCCTCCTCAGGAGAGGGGAGCTTTCTCTGGTACTCCTCCATGAGGAACCAGGGGGTGAAGAGCGCATACCACGTCGAGTCAGGATGCCCAGGGTGCTTGCGCTTCAGCTCCATCCAGGGAGGGATCTCATCCCACCAGACGTTCGCCGCTAGGTACTGGGTGTGGTGAAAGTCACCAGATCCGTTGCACGTAGACTCTGAGTAGATCATCGTCCCAGGCTCATCTGGCACAGCCTGCAGTGTCGCCAGGAAGAACGCCTCTGGGTTCTTGTAGAAAGCGACCTCAGAGCAGTGAACCTGTCTCGCCGTAAAGCCACGAGCATCGTCCACGCTCTTCGCTGTCATCACGATGAACCTAGACCGAAGTCCTGCAGAACCGTTAGGCGCTCTGAAGTCCAGCTCGTAGACGTTGTTGTACCTAGTTAGCGGCTTGACCTCATCCTTAAGGTAGTCGTAGAAGACCTTGCACTTCGTGAAGATCGCCCTGACAGATGGCTCCGTATGCGCTGCGACAAGGGCAACCTCGTCGTGGTTCGTGATGCACTTCCAGAACATTCTCGCCTGGACGTGAGTCGAGCATCCCAGCTGCCTAGCCTTCGCCTCCCAGACTCTTACCGGGATCCCCTTGGCCTCCATCTCTGAGATAAGGCCCTCGCGGATCAGCTGAGACTTGTTCAGATTCAGATTTACGAAGTCACCACCCTTCGTCTGAATCCTCAGATACTTCTCTGCAAACTCGATGAAGTCGTCATGCCTCCCCGACACGAGGACATCTGCCGCCTCGTCCATGTACTTCTTATTTGCCAAGGTGCTTCTTCATCCTGTCCGAAGGTGGTGGAACCTCTCTGCTCTTAAACTTCTTCCGCATCTCGGCGCGCCAGTGCTCAAGGTCGCTGCCGATCACATCGACATCGTCCTCGTGAAGCATCCTGCAGTTCCAGACTGTGCCCTTCATCATCCGATGCGGATAGGTGACGAAAGCCACACGAAGCTTTCCCATGGCCCCGTCAATCAACCTCTTGGCCTCGTACCTGCTTACGGAGATCCGCTCACCAACGTGCCTCGGAGCTATGTAGCCAGCTTCGTTGGCCTTCTTGAAGGCGCGCTGTGCTACCTCGTCAGAGAAGACAGGGGCGTCAGGAAGGGCCGGGGGCCCCACGTGCCACAGCCCGTCTGAGCCGATCCACTTCCTCCACTTACGGCGGGTCAGGATGGCGTTGCGCCACTGCTCCATCTCCCAACCGTATCGGGCTGTGTCGTCTTTGAACTCTGGGACTGTGACCGTGTCTTGGAGAAGCTCTCGGTCCTTAACCTTTGCGGCGCTAGGCCGGTAAGCGATGCTGTCATCCGCAGCCTTGCGCCACGAGTTGACCCCACCTACACGGTCGTTCCTAGCCAAGCTTCTCGTACTTCCCATCCCCCACGTAACGCCACATCCTGCGCTCCACACCCCTCATACGCATGAAGGTGTCGTGGTCCACAAAAACTGGCGAGGGAACCTCCTCCTCAACAACCTCCTCCTCAACAACCTCGTCCCCAACAGCCTCTTCCTCGGTGGTGGCGAGTTCGTCCAGACAGCTGCTGATTGCCGAGAGAAGGGTAGACCGATGCTTCCCGTCAAGCTCGGCGCTGTACAGAGAGAGAAGCTCAGACTTCCCTAGCCCGGCAAGCAGGGACGATGCAGACTTGACGCTGTGCTCTGAGGGGTCGAAAGGCAGCATGATTCCTCCGGGCATCTTGCTTACCACATTGTACGCGAACAGGCTAATACCATGAAGAAGAAGAAGAGCGCCGCCAAGAAGCGGAAGACAGCAACCACAAAGGCCAAGCGCCCCGCCAAGGGGAAGCGAGCCAAGAGCACAACCTACAGCAAGGGCTACAGGTACTGATGCCAGTCAAGAAGTGCAAGACCAAGGGCAAGGCGGGCCGCAAGTACGGCAAGTCTGGGAAGTGCTACCCGGGTAAGTCTGGGAAGAAGAAGGCTGCCAAGCAGGGCAGGGCCATCAAGGCCTCGAAGAAGAGAGGCTACTAAGCCTCGATCTCTTCAAGACCCTCTACGATCACACCCTCGATGGTCGGCTCTATGAGGATTCTCATACTCCCCTTGCGGGAGGAGCCGTGCTGGTACTCAATCTCGCCGTAGACGGCTGAAGATGGGTCTTCGTACAGACGGTTGATGGCGTCGGAGAGAGCGTCATCGACACAATCCCCGACGCCAACAATAGTCAGCGTGAAGTGAACGATCCTAGAAGGGGAGGTCGTCCTCTCCACCGCTATCCACCTTCGGCTTCGGTGAACCGCTGAAGACCTGAACGTCGCTAGCCACGACCTCGGTCACCCACTTGGTCTCACCGTTGTGCTCAAACTTTCTGTTGTCGAGCCTACCATCGACTCCAACAATCGCACCCTCACTCAGGCCCACAAGCGACTGAGCGGTCATACCAAAAGCCACAACGCGAACAACAGTGCTGAACTCGCTGTCCTTCCACTTCCGCTTAGTACGAACCCTGAATCCAACCTTCTTCTCAGAGTTATGCGTGTCGCCTTCAACTCGGCCCATCACGAACACCTTGTTCGCACTCGGGTATTCCATCACAAAGCTCCCATCAATCTGGTTACGTCATCGTCGCTCAGTTCACTCCAGCGGTACGAAAGCACCGCAGCCAGCCGGTTCTGCTTAAGAGTTATCTCTTCAGTGTGGAACTTCACGTGCCCCCTGGAGCGCACAGCAAGCACGTAGAGTTCAAGCGGATCGGCATCAAGAATCTCTGCAATCTGGTCGATTCTCTCCCTGGTGAACGGAGCCCTGCGGCCCAGCTCAACGTCGGACACGTAGACCTTGGTCACGCCAAGCCTTCTCGCGACCTCTGAGATCGTCATTCCAGCACCCTTGCGGGCTGCGCGGACAGCCTTCCCAAACGTCATTTCATTGCCTCCATAAGCTTGGCAGCTTACATACACTAAATGCGGTTGTCAAAGTCCCTGTCCTCAAGCCATCCGAAGGGCTCTGGCAGGTGCATCGTGAAGGTTCCGGTCGAGCCGTTCCTCTGCTTTGCGATGCGGACGTTGAAGTCGCTGAAGTTCGCTGTCGGGTCACGGTTGAACGGTCTGTCAACGAAGAGGATGGCGTCAGCGTCCTGCTCAATCTGTCCAGACTCCCTCAGGTCAGACATCTGAGGGACACTGCCTACACGTCGCTCGATGTCACGGTTCATCTGGACCACGGTGATGATCGGGACCAGAAGCTCGTTTGACAGGGCCTTGATAGCCCTGGAAGCGGCAGCGACTTCCTCCTGACGGCTCCTAGAGCTGTTCTCAAGCAGCTGCAGGTAGTCAATCACGACCATCTCGATGCCGTGCTTCTTCACGTTGGATCGGATGTCGTTGATGACGCGATCCAGCTTCCTAGAGCCGAAGTCCACGAGGATCGGGAGGGATGAGAATGTCCGCTTGGCGCGGGCTGCAGCCTCCTCAAGCTCATGCATCGGCAGCTTCGTGTTCTGGCCTAGACGCATCTGGGCAGAAGAGATCCGCTTGGCTACCGAAGGCTTACTCATCTCCAGTGACACGAAGAGACTCTTGGTGCCGATCTTCGTAGCCATGCGCTGCATCATGCTCAGCACGAAGTGGCTCTTACCAGTCGAAGGCCTAGCCGCAACAACCACCATGTCGCCCGGCTGAACCTCAAGAAGAGAGTCCATCAAGGGATAACCAGTGCGAACCTGCTTGCTCTGCTTCTTCCCAGACGCAACAGCGAGAACGTCCTCGACGCCCTCACTCATGATCTCACCGATCCAAGTCTCGTCACTGATGGGCTTGTGAGACACGATTTCTGGAGACCGCTCTGGGTACTCCCTGAACCAGTCGCACCAGTCACCAGTGAACGACTCGGGCCACTCAATGCTCAGAGAATCAGCGCCAAGATCACCGAAGACCTCGACAACCCCAGGAGTCGAGCCACGACCCGCCTTGTCAGCATCGAAGCCGACCACCAACTCTGTGTTGCCGTCTAGAAGCCGTAGAATCCTCTCAGAGCGATTTTTATTGAGCCACCCAACCCCAGGTATACCCAGAGCCCCTAAACCGCGCTGAGCGAGCGCTGCGGCGTCAAGAGCGCCCTCTACGAGGAACAGTCTCTTCTTGCCTTCCTTGTTGGTCTGGAGTTCTCCCAGGCATGGGAGGTTGTGTGGAAGCGGTACTTTCCCCTTTAGGTGTACGTACTTAGGTCCTGAATCGCTTCCACTTCGGGAGAGTCTTCGGAACTGGATGTGCGCTACGGAGCCCCCTGGTGTGAGGTAGGGGATCGCTAGGTGGTATGCGAATCCGACAGGGCAGAAGAGGTTGTCAGACGACTTCGACTTCGCAGCGAGTCCCAGTCTTACGCAGGTCTCCACGCTTGTTGCGTGTATCGCCGCTCCCATGGCTGCGTTGGCCTTGGGCTTGTCGATGTCTGTGATTCTGAGCTTCTTGACGGTCTCGTGGTTGATGCCTCTCTTGGTGACAAGCCAGTCGAGTCCGAACTCACCGATAGGCCCCAGGCTGTTCACAAACGCCGTACACGCAGCGATTCGCATCCTGTCTGGCAGGTCGTCTTTCTGCTCTTCGATCTCCGGGTACTTCACGTCCGTTCCGTTGATTCCGGTGAGCCACTCTACTGCCTGCTTGTTGTCGCATCCCCGTCGCCACTCGACTAGGTCGATGACATCTCCCGACCGCTGGCAGCCGTGGCACTTGAACCTGTGGCTTCCATCTTTGCGGTAGAAGGATATCGACGGAGTTCCATCCCCTGGTCCTCGGCTGTGGTCAGGGCAGTAGGCCTTTCTCTTGCCTCTTGCGATGGTGATTCCCAGGGAGTGTGCAACGGATCGGATGTCTCTGGTCTTTGCGTCTTCGATGTTCATACCGGCAGCAGTCCCAGGTCGTACCTAACGTCTGTCACCAGCTGTCCGATGGCCCACTGCATGGCCCTGTCGCTCTCTGGCTTGGCCCCCAGTTCTCGTAGGGCTTCGAGCAGCGGAGCAGGGTCATGCGGGTCGCTGCTGGTCTCGAAGCGCTGCTTGATGAGCTTCACGAGCCTTTCTCTGTACTGCAGGTTTCCGTTGGTCATGTTCTGCCCGGAGAGGATGAAGAGGTCGTCCTTGAGGCTTCGGTTGATGGACACCCCGTTGACGACTACAGCCACCTCAGACCTTCCAGCGTTGACGGCATCGGTCTTGGCTCTTCTTGACATCCCCGACCAGTGTCCCTGGTCTGCAGTGGCCCTGATCACGGTCTCTTTCTCGAAGGACTCTGCGCGGTTGAACCAGTTCCCCAGGAAGCGTCTGATGGATGTCTTCTGCTTCTTCTGCCCCATCTCCCAGGCTCTAGCCTTCTTCGCTTCAGCCAGCAGGTCCATGGTGGGGTGTGCCTCTTGCTGCACAGCAGCCCAGGTCTCCAGGGGCTTACCACGGGTCACCAGATCTCCCCAGGTTCGCTCCAGATAGTCTTCGAATTCCCCTCGCGCGTGTGTGATCGCGGGTGTGCGCCTGTCCGCGGGATCAGCACCTTCGGTGCATACCAACGCGGGTCCGCCCCCCCGCGCATTATGGGCGCCCGGGTCCGGGGGCGAGGGCGCGCCTACACGTGCGGGCGGGTCGTGCGGGCGCGTGAGGAACCATCCGCCCTCAGTAGGCCGCAGGAGCATCGTCTCCTGCAGGCCGGACAGCCCACGAGAGACCACCTCCACGGGCAGCCTGGAAATGGAGTGGATGTAGAGTGGATCGGCGTATTCAGCAGGTACATAGCCATCTGAACGGGACACACTCTCTACAACAGGATAGACAGCAACACTCTGCCAACAGGCTCTGACCAAGCCGGGCAAGCTCAAGTAGTTCACGGCACCTCCAACGTCACCTCCGTGGCGACCCGATGAGTGTACGCCACCGCAGCTGACGGTGTCAACCGGGTTTCTCTGGGCCGTAGGCCCAGGGTCGTGCTATCCTGCGGGCGTCTGCACCTCCACGTAGACGACCCACCTGCGAGCGCCCCGGTGACTGACCCGCCGGGGCGCTTGCGATCTCGGAGACCGGCATGGTGTCTGCCTGGAACGGGACGCAGCTGTTCAGCTCAGCTTCCACAGAGTGGTCCACACCCCAAGCCCTCTACGACCACCTCCACAGTCGATTCAACTTCAGCCTGGACGCTGCCTCCAACGGCATGAACTCCAAGTGCCCCTCCTACCTCGTAGACGCACTCACACAGCCCTGGGACTGCCCCACCAAGGCCGTGTGGCTCAACCCTCCCTGGGGCCGTGGCATCGGTCGGTTCCTAGACCAAGCCATCCTCCAGTCAAGGGAACACAAGCTCACCGTCGTCTGCCTCGTACCCGCATGCACAGACACCCTGTGGTGGAGCAGGTACGCCTGGGCTGCTGCAGAGATCTGGTTCCTCACAGGACGACTGCACTTCGTCAGAGAAGACGGACACACAGGACCATGCACCAAGGGCGCTGCTATCCTCGTCTACACACCCTGGCACACAGGAGACCCACAGACCCGACTTATGAACAAGGAAGAGTGGGCAGAGGGGTAAGAGCGTTGGAGAGAGCGACGTTTATGTACCCCGAATATATATAGACAAGATTCAGGGGGGTGGGGGGGTGGATCAAGCTCTAGATAGAGGGGTACAGAGACTGTCTAGGGGGTAGGCCTCTAAACGATTGACAGGGAGCCTTGACTACTGCCCAGGACTACTGTCTAGAGAGGGAACAGGGGCGACGTGCAGCGGTAGTACTAGTGGGAGGGGGAGACAGGAGCCCGAAGCGGGAGCTCCGTCCCAGCTCCTCCCCTCAGCCCCTATTCCGTCCAGCCCCCTGGCACCGTCTCTCCGGCCCTAACTCGCTCCGCCCCGTGTCCAGACATGCCCGGAGCCGCTCCGAGGCCTCTACGGCGCTGTCAGGGCCCTTCCTGGCCGTCCTGGGGCGGCCGCTGAGCCCCGGATCCCGGTCCAGGCCCAGGCGGAGCCCCGTCCTGGCGGACCGCTAATCGCTGTACGTCGCTCGATTTGTGGGGGGATGCTCAACCGCCAGGACGGCGGGAGCTGAGGCTCCGGAACGTAGAAGGGGGCCTCCCGGTTTCCCAGGAGACCCCCTCTAATCGCTCTACAGAGCCGCTGTGCTAGCTCGCCAGGAGGCCAGCCTTCGCCAGGGTCGCCTCAACGGCCTCAACGGCCTGCTTCAGCTCGCCCTGCTTGCCGGTGGCAAGGGCCGCGAGCCTTGCGGCGACGCTGGGGGAGTCCGTCCCCATTGCTGCAGCGGCTGCCCTTGCAGTGCTCTCCGCCGTCAGCCATGCCGCCATGACGTCCTTCCGCTGTCGGTTGGGGCAGGGCTTCACTGCTCCCGGAGTCGGGGGACTGGAGAGCATCCAGTCGGCCAGCCCAGGAGCCGGAGCTGCAGGAGCTGCAGGGGTCGGAGCGGCCTGGACGACTTCCACCACCTCGTCCGGCTCGTTCGACAGCAGCTGGAAGGCTGCAGGGGTCCCCAGGGCCTTGACCAGTCGAGCAAGGAAGTCGCTCCACTGGGACTCCGTCAGTCCCTCAGCATCGATGGAGAAGGCGGTCTTGTGCTTGCTGTAGGGGACCGTCTTGATCCAGTCCCCGTCGTCATTGAGCCGGACGGCGTGAACGTAGCACCGTCCGCCATTCCAGCACCAGATCCCCACTCCGCCGTCCTCCTTCGAACCGCCCTTGATCCAGGGTACGAAGTTGAAGACCTCAGCGAGACTCTTGAAGCTCCGGCGATTGGGGCTCTGTCCACTGTTTCTGCTCTGCTTCTTGAGGTGTCTAGGCATTGTCTCTCTTCCTTTGCTGTGCCGCTGAATTGCGGCGGGTGAGGCTCCAGGCTATCACACTCGCAACTTCCCGGAATCATTGGGCTTTCCGGCCGAATGCCGACTGTATCCCAACTGTTTGCATCTAAGTTTTTTTGACCTACTCAACTCCTTTTTTCTCAGCTCTGTGACGCGTTCGATTTCTCCGCGATGCAGAGCCGGGCATGTGGTAACTGCCTGCAATCCAGGCATCCTTACCAATCAGTTCAGCTATCAGGTAGTGCCATCCCAGCCAATCAATGTGAACGTCGTAACTGTCGGCTACATCCTCCGCTCTTTCCTGAAGTTGTCTAATGTTGTCCACTTCTTCTTCGCTGGGATTGTCGGGGAGCTTGTCGCACTCTGTCTCTATGAGTCTCAAGTGCGATTCAATCTCGTCCGGCAGGTATGCCGATGTGTACCGGCTAACAAAGAATCCCATTTAACTTCTTAACAGCCAATCGCAGGCCGTGAACCGCAGTCCTTGCACAGAGAACATTCGGAACAACTACAGCGCTGCTGTGCCTCTCTGAGAAGTACCGTGTGCTTCTTGCATCCATGCAGGAGAGCCATACGAAGTTAGTGACTTCTGAGATTTGCTCAAAAAGCCACTCAGCATCGTCGTCACCAAAGGCAATCACCCCTGAAACAGTCTTCAGCTTTTCGATGAATGCCTTTGAGGAACTCTCCCTTTTGTCCGGATCAGTTACAGGAATCTCAGACTGCCTGTTGCCGAGTATGTAGGCACCGCGTCTGGTGACCCATCCATTGAAATGTGCAAACAGAACAATGTTTGGGTCATTGTTTGCAAGTGCAATAGCTGCTGCCATTGCCTTGTCCCTAACAGCGCTGCAACTAGGGCTTATGTCCACCATGACAAGCTTGAGACCAGTCCCCATTTCCTCCTTCCCGGTTCGGGACATACGGTAGGACTTGCCTGTGATTTCCTTGACAAGCCGCTTAGCATCGATGCGAGGAGTTGATTCAACTCCCACCCCAACTTCCAGGGCATCGAAGTAGCGATCCACGGCTCTTGCGATTGATTGCGCTTGCTTCCTTTCTTTCTTTGAGTTCAGTGCTGCCATTGCCATATCAACGAAGCCGCCGGGGTTATCCCTTCTGTGTGCTTTCTTCTTGTATGCAGCATCTTCCAGCACTTGT